AATTTCTTAACTGCAATTAACAAACGACGCACATTAACGCGGTCTAATGCACTTGGTCGAGCTTGTAGTGTCTTTTGACCCCATACAACAATTCCATCGTTTAAGAAGTTCGCAATAGGATTAACACGAGCATCATACAATGTATCTCGGTTTGATTGTGATAATCTAATATAAGTATCAGTAGCAGTAATCAATCCTCTATTCAAACCAGCTGGTGCATACCATGGTGCTTGATTAGTATCATTAAATGCTAATACTCCTGGAATTAAAGTTGATGGCGGCACCCAAGTTGGAACATTGTTTGCACCATTAATTTTTAACCATGGCCAATATGCTGCAGTGTAATTGCTATCCATTGACGTAACTTGATTAACTACTGTTGAAATTGAATCTGTTAATGCATTCGTATCCATTACATAGAATGTATCTTGACGAGTTTCACACAATGTTCTTGCTAATCCAGTTACATTTGGATGTAAACTATCAATAATACCTGGCGTAACAAGTAAATTCATATCATAGTAGTCAGTGTTACTTAACAACGTAAATGCTTTGTTATATGCAACTGTACCAGTTGATGTTCCCGTAGAACAATTAAAACCAAATGTATTTGTTGACACAATATTAGTACCTGAATATTTTTTTAGATTTGGTTTAGCGCCATCAAAACCTCCTTGGAATGGAAGTATGAATTTACGAGTTGATGTTGCAACATTTGTTGTAAATGTTCCTGCTACTAATGCAGTTTGTAATGAACCAGAATATGCAGTACCAGCTGGGAAATTAACTGACGCATCTTGTGACACATCTCCTAAATAGAAATCTGAATTGCTACCGGTGGTTGAACCCGAAGTAGGTACTGGAGCTAAATAATTTAAATTGTTTTGAACGGCAAAATCGAATCCAAAGTAATTATTTGGATTATACTGACTTGAAACAACTTGTGATGTTGCATATGATGCTGCACTTAAATTTAAAGATCCAGATGCCATTGGAATTGGAGAATTCAATGAACGGAAGCCAAATGGTACTAATGATGGAGCAATTAAACCTTCTTCAACGGATTGATCTACTTCAACTCTTACATATGCTGAATTATTTGTATAGTCACCACTAATAACCAATTGATTTGAATTATTAATTGTTTGATAACGTGTACCAATTTTTCTAGCAATATAATTTGGCGATGATGGATTCAAGTTAACATTAATAAATGTTTCTACAATCTCAGGTTGTCCGTCTGTATCTTGCGATGTATCAACTGCATTTACAAAACCAGGTTGTGGTGTTGATGTATTTACTCGACGAATTTCAACTGTAAATGATCCGTACCCATTCGGATCTGGTGTTTCAGAACCTAATTTTACATCACGAATTCCAACTTTTACATCGTAATTAACTGAGTTACCATGAGATAAAGTATGGAATTTAAACAAGTTTCTTGTAATTGAACCAATTTTCTGTGATGTAATCCAAGGGGTTGATGCAGTTGCATAATCTTGCAAAAATTCATAATTTGAAAGTTTTGCTAATTCTACAGTAACATCTCCTAAATTAGTAAATAAAGATGATGCATTGATATTTTCATATTGAACATATACTGGATAATTTACTGATTTAGCATTTCGTGCAAATACTGTAGGAACATATTCATTATTTGTTGAAACAATTGATGCAGATATTGCAACGCCTTCTGCAACTGCAAATGATCCATTGAATCCAATTGCTGAATCTGCTGCAGCTACATATGAACCTGAAATTTTCAATGCAAATGATCCAGACCCGCCATCTAATAATACAGAATCTTCAAATAACGCTGTTGCGCCATCTGTAGTTACTGCTTGAGTTGGGTGCAATACGTGTGTTACTACTTCAACCTTCCCTGCACCGGAACCTGATTTTGCAATGATTGCTAAACCACCATTAGTTAATTTATACCCATCTTCATATAAAAGACGTGTTACTGTAATTACATTTCCGCCTTTTGCTAAATAATCTTGAACTACATACGGAACATATGAATCCGTAGTTGTTGTTCCAAAAATTTGTTGAAACTGCTGATATGATGTAATTTGTGTTGGAATCAATGCAGGACCTTTTACGGTTGGACCTACAATAGATGCTCCAATTTGTGCGACTCCGCCGGCGATAAATGATTGATCTAATTCATTTGTAAACACGCCTGGCGAAACTATTCTTTCTGCCATTTAATACTCCTATAATTTTTTATTTATAAATATAGGATTATTGTGCCAAACCATCATCTGCCGTAAATGTGCCGTCTGCAATATTGATTTGTCCATCGCCATAACGTTCGCGCATTTTTTCTAATAATTCTTGTTCTTTCGTACGTAGAGATTCAAATTCAGAATATAACTTGTCTTGTTCTGCGTTTAAAAATTCTGATCGACGATTAATTGCAATTTGTTCTAATGAAATAGAACCTAAATTATTTGCATTATTTGCAAACAATTCGCGAAGTGCTTGAATTTCATCTAAATGTTCTTTGTCTAACTTTCTTGTCATTTTTTCCTTTATTTTGTTTTTAATGTATTTAAATTGTTTTGTATTGCCGTTTTATATAGTTCTGGCATATCTTGTTGTTCTAATTCTTTAAACAACGAAATAGATTCGTCCCATAAACCAATCCACCATGAACTAACAGCTTGTTCAAATCGTAAACCTAATATTCCTGGATATTCTATATCAGTTCGTGTAGCTGCAGGCTCTGTTGCATGTTCTTGTCCTAAAACTGCCATGGTATATGATTCTTGCCAATCGCGGTTGCGTTCATATATTCTTGCAAGTAAAAAATATGCTTCTGGTCGTTTAGGTTTTAAAGAAACTGCACGCAATAAAATACCTTTAATTGTAAAGATACGATCGCCTTGGCGTTCAAAACATAAAGCCATACGTAATGATGCTTCATATTGTAAATTTACATCATACCCAAATTCAATGCTACGTAAATAGAATCCGGCAGCTGATGCTGTTTGTCCTTGTTGTTCATATGCATATCCTAGATTAAAATTAACTTCTTGGTTTCTAGGTTCTTGTATGTATCGTTGCAACCAATATTCTATTGTCATGATTTACTTTCTGGTGTTACTGCATTTTCACATCCTTGACACAATGCAAAACATTGCAATGGACGTGGAATTACATCTTCATAATCTTGTTCGTAGATGTTTCCTGTAATATGTTTTAAACCATAATCCATACAACACAATGAAACATCGCCATTTGGTAAAACTACATTGTGATATAAATCTTCAATGCATCCGCAAGTCATTGCTTTATCGCCATGGTCCATGTGTTGAAATCTATCTTTGTATTTTTCTAATTCTGGTTTAATAATGGCTTCGCCTAGCAAATTGCCGGCGCGAGACCAAAATGTTGGAACGTGGGTTTCTGGCCATAAATGTTTAACTGATTCATGTGGTTCTCCCATACACATAACATAAAAGCCTTGAATATGATTTTCTAATTGTTTGAATCGTTCAAATACTTCAATCAATCTAGGAGTAATAGGATGTTTTGCAATTCGTTCTTGATCTGGAATATGCAAACAAAAACCTCCATTTGGCCCACTTACAAATTTGATATCTTTGATACGTTCAACATCTTCAACAGTCATTCCTACGCCTGTACTAAAAGCTGATATTGGATGTCCTTGTTGTGATGCATAAATCAACATGTCCGTACATCGTTTGTTTAGCCATGGCTCAGTAAATCCAGAAAATGTAACACGTACTTCTTTTGGCAATTTATCAATGACACGTTTAAAATTTTCAAACGTCATTGTTTTATCTGCTTTATATATATTTGTTAACGTTCTCTGCGGACAAAATGCACAATCAATTACACAACCTTTGGGTGGTATTGATGTTGTAAATTCTAAAGTTGGCCATTCTGTTAAACGCCAATATTCTTTTTTCTCTGCTTTACGATTATCAATATAAAGGGTTATTTCACTATAATGTTCAATAAAATGATCATTCCATAAGTCCCATTTAATGTCCACGCCGTCCCAAGAATAAACATTGAATGTATGAAATTGTTTTAAATAAGTATCGCGGAACGTTCTAAATTTTTCTTTTAGTTCGGGCGTTGATAAATGCCATTCTCCTACAATCTTTTTTACATTTTGTTTGATTTT